ATTAGTGATAAGATAACTGAAAGGTTAATGGCAATAAAGACTCCTGACAACAAATTAGAAATACAAGTCAATGAAGAAGAAAGAGTCTAGAATAAAGGAAGCTATCATAAACCAAGATGCTGCTAAGTGGTGTCTAAACAGGGGTTATAAGATATACCCTGTACCTGTAGAATTTAAGGAGCTCAAGTATAATCAAAAGTTAGGTATTAAGTTTAAACTTGTAGTGGAGTTTGGTGGGGAGAAGAAGATTGGTGAAAAGGAATATAGCCAAGCTGAATGGCCATTTGCAATATGGTCAGTGTATAATTTTTTATATAAGAAACATAGTAATGGGGAGAAAGCCTAAAGAACGTAAATACGTTAAGTCTACTGACGGTAGAAAGAATAATGGTAGGAAGAGGGGAGAGAAGGTAAATAAACCCATTAGAAAGGTTATGGCTACCCCTAGTGCTATGAATAAGGCTAAGAAGGATAGAGTTAACATCTATGCTTTAAATGCAATGAAGGAGGTCTTTGGGTCTGAGGAGAAGGCTTGGGAGTCACTGGCAGAGAAAGCCAAAGATTCATTCCCTCACCTTAAATTACTGTTTGAATATAAGTATGGTAAACCAGAAGATGTGGTAGATGATACTAAACCTAAGGTTAATATTAATATAAAGAATCTGTTTGCAGGTAATCAGGATGAAGAGAAGAAAGATGATGACCCAGATATAATCGATGTTACAGATGAAGATGAAGAATGATATGCCATATGATTTCTGGAATTATGGAATTAATCCTATATTAGGTTATAGATATATGCCAGACGGCAAGCATAAACCTAACTTTATGAAAGATAAAAAAGAATCAAGATGAAAGTTTTAATAGCCTGTGAAGAAAGTCAAGCCATAACTAAGGAATTTAGAGCTTTAGGTTATGAGGCTTACAGTTGTGATATTTTAGCTTGTTCTGGAGGTCATCCAGAATGGCATATCCAAGGAGACGCAATAAAGGAAGCGTATAGTGGTAAATATGATTTAATGATTGCACACCCTCCTTGTACTTACTTAGCCGTTAGCGGAGCTAGATGGATGTATAATAAGGACGGCTCTATTAATCAAGATAGATTTGAGAAACAGAAAGAAGCATTGTTCTTTGTAAAGCAATTGCTAGATGCACCCATTAAACATATTGCAGTTGAGAATCCAGTAAGTGTAATAAGTAGTCAAATAAGAAAACCTAACGACATTGTGCAGCCCTGGCAATTTGGTGATAAGGCAACAAAGACAACTTGTCTTTGGACTAAGAATTTACCTAAACTTTCCCCAACTAATATTGTTGAGAAAGGGGAGTTTTTTGAATGGACAGACAAGAAGGGTAGGAATAAAAGACAAGCTCAATGGTATATGGATGCATTGTCAAAAGCTAAGACACCTGAAGAAAGAAGAACCTTGAGAAGCAAAACCTTTCAAGGTATGGCTAAAGCAATAGCAAATCAATATAGTGAATACATATGTCAATACCACAATTAAACGATAAATATCAAGCCCTGGGTAACGACAGTAGGTATTTTGTTGTTACTGGTGGTCGAGGTAGCGGTAAGTCATTCTCTGTAGGTGCATTCTTAGCACTCTTAACACTAGAACAAGGTCATAAAGTACTGTTCACTCGTTACACTATGTCTTCAGCTTCAACATCTATTATACCAGAGTTTATAGAAAAGATAGAGTTGTATGGTATCTCTGAATACTTTAGGATAACTAAAGATGAGATACTAAATACGTACACAGGGAGCTCTATTATCTTTAAAGGTATCAAGACATCAGCAGGTAATCAAACAGCAGCTCTAAAGTCCCTACAAGGTATTACAACATTTGTATTAGATGAAGCAGAAGAGTTGGTTGATGAAGATACATTTGACAAGATAGACCAGTCTGTAAGGTCGAAAAGTAATCAGAACAGGGTTATACTCATACTAAACCCTACAACTAAAGAGCATTGGATATATCAAAGATTCTTTGCTGCTAAGGCTGTTAATGGAGGTTGGAGCGGATATAAGGATAATGTAACTTACATTCATACTACATATAAAGATAATGAAGACCACTTGTCTGATTCCTTTATTGACCAAGTGGAGTATATCCGTAACAATAGACCAGATAAATATAATCACCAGATACTTGGTGGTTGGTTAGATAAGGCAGAAGGTGTTGTTTTTACAAGATGGAGTATTGGTCCATTCAATGAATATGCACCTTATGTGTATGGTCAAGATTTTGGGTTCTCTGTAGACCCTACAGTACTCTTAAAAGTAGCTATAGATAAGGATAGGAAGATTATGTGGCTAAAGACAATGTATTGCAAAGTTGGGTTAGTTACAAAAGAAATAGGTGAACTTAATAGAAGATATGCCAAAGAAGATATAATCATTTGTGATAGTTCAGAAGGTAGGTTACTTCAAGAGCTTAAATTATATTGTAATGTAAAACCTGCTGTAAAGAAACAAGGTAGTATCCTGAGTGGTATTGCTTTGATTCAGGATTATGATTTAGTTGTTGACCCTGATTCCCTAGAACTTATAAAGGAACTCAATAACTATGTATGGCATAGTAGGAATGAAAGACCAATAGATAACTGGAATCACCATATGGACAGCTTACGTTATGCAGCCCAATACTTCCTTGCTAATGCAAACAAAGGGAGTTATGTTATTAGGTAATTCTTAAACGCAGTGGGTTATTTCCGTTTTCCATTCTCTTAAACGCAGTAGGTTATAATTTAGAAAATAATCCTCTTGAACGCAGTAGGTTAACCCATCTTCTTAAACGCAGTAGGTTCTTAAACGCAGTGGGTTTGGTTGCATTTTGCAAAATCGCCCCTAAGCCCTCCAGGCTCATTCCTGGTACCTGGGTACCTAAAGTTGTTGAAAGTCTCTTAGAAGCTCTTAAAATGCGTCTCATTGTGTTTTAATGTTTACACAAAAAAACTATATTATTTAAGTAAAAAAAATTGTGTTTACACTTGCACAATAAAAAAGTTTTTATTATTCACGTGCGTTCCTTAATTATATACAGTTAAAATAATTATTAACAAAGTTGTTAATTAATAAAAAAATTGTATATTTGAATAACATTAAAAACTAACAATATGAAACTTTTAAAACTATTGAACTATTTTACTACAATTTTCTGCTCGTTATTCCTTTTATATATAATAGGGCAAATATTGAGAGCTATTTTAATCAACTTATAAAAAACAATAATATGAACACTCAAGAATTAATCAAAGAAATGCAAAGCGGAAAAATATTCACCGCTGAATTTATCAAGAAAGATAACACCAGGCGTATTATAAATTGCCGTACTAATGTAAAAAAATATGTTACCGGTAAAGGGTTAAGCTTCAACCCTACCGCAAAAAACTTACTACCAGTTTTCGACCTACAGAAAAAACAATATCGTTTTATAAATTTGTCTACTTTAATCAGTGTAACTATAAAACAAAAAAAATACTTTATTAATGATATTTTAATTAACGAAAGTATTGACAATATTAAAGAATTAAATAAAACTATATTAAAATGAAAAAGTACATTATACCAAAAAACCTTTTAAGTAAAGGTAACACAAACGCCAAAACCGCAAAGAATAGCCTAAAAACTTTTATACTATATTTGGCACCTCACAAACAAAACGACAAAAATATTAATATTTGTCCGATGGCTTCCAAAGGTTGCGCAGCTTCTTGCTTATATACTGCTGGGCGCGGTAAATTCTCAAACGTGCAAAGCTCCCGCATTAATAAAACTAATTACTTTATTTACAACAAAGAATTATTCATTAAACAACTAGCAAAAGAAATTATAAGGGAAACGGCCAAAGCTAAAAAGAATAATGAAAAAATTGCTTTTCGTTTAAACGGCACCAGTGATATAGATTTTATTTATCTATTGAAAAAATATGCATCTTTGGACATTGTAGCCTTAAGCCCTACATCGGTTTTTTATGACTATACAAAAATATTAGGTAAGGTCAAAAAATATAAAAATCACTTTAATTACTATTTAACTTTTTCACGGGCTGAGGATAACGAAAGCGCAGCGATTGCGGCCCTTAATGATGGTGGAAATGTTTCAGTTGTTTTTAACGGGGCTTTACCTAATTACTGGCGGGGTTATAAAGTTGTAGACGGGGATAAAAGCGATTTAATGATGCTTTACAATAAAAATGTTGTTTTAGGCCTCAGGGCCAAAGGGGATGCACGTAAGGACACCTCAGGCTTCGTAGTCACTGCACCAATTGAACAAAGAACAAAACAATTAATAACAATATAAAGATTAATACAATGAAAAATAAAATGCAATTAGACCATAATATAAAAAAGCTAAGTAGGCAAAGAAAGTTTGAAAGGGCTTTAAAGAATGAAAGGATTCACAATGAACAAATGTTTCCATACATTGGAAAAATTAACACATATTAAAAATATAATTATGAAAAATAACAACTTAACAAAAGCCTTATTAAATGAAGGTTTAGAAAAAGAATTTAATATTGACCCTGAAAAAGTTTGGGAGGTAAGTTATGAATTTCATAAGTTTTATGAATTTTACAAAGATACATTAAAAGAAAATTACAGCGAGCACCTAAAAGAAATTATCGACAATATAATAGAAACTGGAGAGGTAGAAGTTGACCCCTTATGTGAATATCCTTTATTTTGCCTTACAGCCTTTGCAACCTCTTACAATGAATATAAAGAAAAGGATGATGAGTAATATAAAAGAAATAAATAAAATTAATAGAGACTTTTATACGTACGAAATAAACCATAAATATTTTATAATTGATGAGACAACACAAATAAATAAAAGGATAAGCGAAAAAGCCTACCATAATTTGTTGTTTGAAAATTTTGCCCCTGATTAGTTTAGTTAGTTAATTTGTGTTTGACCGCCTTTAAATAGTTAAATATTTGAGTCGGTT